AATTTGCAAGCATACTCTCTATTATTGATAAGTATTGTAATAAACAATGTTGTTAAATCATGGCACACAAAGAATTAAAATGTACGGATAACTATAGTCTTCCAAAAGGAGACAGGGGGCCAAGGGGACTAACCGGTCCCCAAGGTGAACAAGGTGTTCCAGGTCCTGGTATAGCCGGACCACAAGGAAAACAAGGAGGGAACAAGATTGATATTAATCTCCAAAGCCAGGTTAATCCCTATATACAACTTACAGATCTCAACCAAACAGACTTAGCTTACTTTATATTTCCAGGAACTACTACATTTACTCCTAAGACTTGGAGAGTAGCTTTTAGTATGGTATCTAAAAATAATCCTAACGATCTTAGAGTAGAATTAGGATTTATTAATCCAGATGGGTCTAAACAGGTCGTAGCTGCTTTCACAGAAACCAGACAAGACTCTCAGCCCTTTTATGTAGTTAAAGAGGTTTCCAGCTTTTCTTTTTTACCTGCTGACCCGATTACATTTTATATCAGTGCAGCAGTGGCCATTCCTTCTGATAATATAGGGACTGTGCAAACAAGAATGTACGCGACAGAAATAAGAGAATAATGGGTGAAATTTATACATGTACAAATAATGCCATTAGTATTACCGATAAGACTTTGGGAGAGACCGGTCTTGAGGGTTGGACTGGTATAAATGGAAGGACAGGAAATCCTTGGGCAACTGGCATTTTAGATCCTAACGAGATTTATGTGAGTATTCCCAACTTTGTAACAGACTCTAATGGGATTATTACAATATCCGGCTATACAAACACTCCAGGTCCCTATCAAGGAGTAACTTCTTTCAATCCAGAAGTCACAACTCCTTTCCCTGCTACAGGAAATGTTCTCCAAACCGGAGATACATATATTCATAGAGTCACTGGAGAATGGTGGGTTTTTAATAGCAGTAATGTTTTTGGTTCTCAATGGGTCAAACAACTTACTCTTTTCAGAGGAGTAACAGGGCCTCCCAATTACAAAGTCACAGAAGTTTCCTTTAATCACGGAGGAGATGGTAAAACTCTCCATAAGGATACCGGATGGACAGTCAATATTCCTTATGCCCGACAATTAATAGGTCATGTAATATATCCAGGATCAGCGGTAGCAGGTACTATTAATAGTGCTAAAATAGCCGTAACTACCAAAACAGAAACCAATGCGGTAGATGTTCAGCTCCATGTAGTGAACCTGGGAATTTCTACAGCAGGCATTGACGATATTATTGTAGCTAACAAAACATTTGCTTCATCTGGAGATGGTAGTTTGGACAGTATGCGAATAGTAGACATGAATGTAAATGCTGCAAATATCCCAACAACTCCTCAGGTATTTGGTGTATTTGTATTATTGAAGAAAACGGTAATACAAGAAAAACTGGCTTTAGATCAAATTAAAAGTGCATATACTAATGAAATTGCAGTAAACTACAAACAGGAGATATTAAAAGCACAAGAAGAAACCCGAGATTCTTTTTATAAGGTACTAACCCGACATGGGATAAATAGTACTAATGAAACTACAGAGGATAGAAATAAGAGGATATCAGAAGAAAGAAACGAAAAAGCCAAAAGGGATTCCAAAGCAAAAGCTGATGAGGATGCATTTTCAGAGGATCCCTCCAGTGCTACGGGCTCTAAAGCCTATCCATCTTTTAGAAAAGGTGGTGGAAGAAATAATAAAAGAGGAGATGGTACTATTCCTTCTCCTCCAACGCCTCCAGGGACAGATGCGGATTTTTTAGCAGAAGTAACTATTCACCATTTAAGCTTAAGATAATGGCCGTAGTATACTATACATCAAATGATTTACTTGTAAGACGAGTTTGGATGGCAGATTGGATCTGCGACCAGATGGATAAGATAGCAAAGCAAATTTGTTATGGAGAGTTAGTACCTCAGGCATTTAACATGAATTTTCAATATGTTAGTGCTTCATTGCAGGCTGTTGAATGTTATTCTCCCATTACTACTGAAGCCCAGGATGGAGTGGATAACTGTTTAACAGAAGCTTTATTAGATAAATTTTTTAATAACATCACCGATATAACGGGATTATGCTTTCTTCCTAAAGGTTCCACATATAGGGCTGCTCCACTGCCGACGCCAGTAGTAATTGGTCCTGTAGGATTAGGAGGAGGAGAATGGGAAGTAGGAAGTGATGGGGATACTTTAGATATACCTGCTCCTTTAGTCCCTGATAATACTGAAACAGATGAACCAGTTCCTGACGAAGGATAATAAAATAAATAACTATGCCACAAATTACAGATTTACCCTTACTAACAGCAACTGGAACCGTAGATGGTTCTGAGGAGTATGCATTAATGAAAAGTGGTGTTAACTACAAAGTTACCGGCACTGAATTCTTAGCAACTATACAAGCAGCATTAACAGCGGAAATAGCTGCTACAGGTGCGGAAATACTTGCTCTTCAAACAGATTATTTACCTCTTGCTGGAGGTACAATGACAGGCAAGATTGTTTTAGATGGAAATGCGGTGTCTCTCCTACATCCTGTTAGCAAACAGCAGTTTGATACTGCATTAGCTCTTAAAGCGGATGCCACAGGAGCTACTTTAGATGCAACAGCTACTGCAGTAACCGCAGCAGATACATCAGAAACTACTGCACTTGCTTCTACAGCCTATACAGCAAGTAAGATAGAATACGAAGTAAATAAGCAGGTTATAGTAGCTGCCGGTACTAAAGTTTTAGCAGAAACGGACAAAGGAGTTATTATGGTAAATCATACTACAGCTGCTCCTGTAACTATAACTTTACCTGCTATATCAGGATTGACAGAGTCTGCAAGAACTAATTATAGTATAGTAGACACAGGATTGAATGCGGGAACAAATGCCATTACTATTAACCCTAATGGTTCAGATACAATAAATTTAGCTGCAACAACAGTAATTGACTCTGATGGGGAAAGTATAGTCTTATTCAAAGATGGGATAAATAAATGGTTTATCAAAGATAAGGTAAGTATAGCATCTACTACCAAACAGGGATTAATAGAAATTGCAACACAAGTAGAGGCAGAAGCTTTAACAGATGCTACAAAGGCTATTACTCCTGATACATTAGGAAATGTTATAGATGACCTTATATCTCCTTCTATCAATGTTTCTGCGTCCACCTCTAAGACATTTGCAGAATCAGATGCAGGAAGTAAATGGTTCTTTACAGCCACTACGGGATCTTCTGTAGCTATTGCACTACCAAATGCAGCAACTTTTGCAGAACCAGGTAGGTTCAATCTTACTATAGCAGATGCAGGTAACGCAACTGCTAATGATATTGTAATAACTCCAACTACTTCTACTATTGATGGACTGACATCTTTTACAATAGACGCCTCTTTTTCTTCTTTGACTCTGTATACGGATGGAACTAATTACTTCACGGCTGATAATACTGCTCGGGCTACCGTACCAGTATCTCCCGGAGGTGCCAATACTCAATTTCAATATAATAATTCAGGTGCTTTTGCCGGCAGTACTTTACTTCAGACAGATGGTAGTACTATGTCTATAGGTAATGTGCCTCAATCTGCTCATTTGTTAAGAGTAGACGGAGATGCCCATTCTGCTTCCAGGATGGTACATATAGAACATAACTCTACTACAGCAGATTCTTATGGAATAGAAACTAATTTAAGTGGAACATCTGCTTTTTACAAATTTGGAATTAGACAACAGATAAATGGAGGAGTAGACCAAGAAGGATTTTGTGTAGCTTTAGAAACAGGAGGATTTCCTACAAATATACCTAATGTTGATATTGGGATACATTTAGAATTAGGACACACAACAAGAGCTAATTATGGGGCTTATATAGATACTACCTCAGTTAATACTCTAACAAACACAGGAATCTATATTGATTCCACTAATACAGGAGCTGGAGTAGCATATGCAATAGACATTAATGCTGGAGATATTAAACTATCTACAGGAACGGGAACCAAAGTAGGAACAGCAACTACCCAGAAATTAGGTTTCTGGAATGCTACCCCTACCATACAACAAAGTAGTGCTGGAGAGACTACTGGAAACACTCCTGGAGCAGTAATATTAGGAGTTAAGGTAGATGATACTTTTACCGGAAATGTAGGAGCAACAGCGTATACTATAGGTGATATCGTGAAGCACTTGAAAACAATAGGTATAATAGCTGCATAATTAAATAGTAATTGAATAAAAAGTGACGACGATGGATTTTAAACAAATGGCGAAAAACCCTATTCAATACCTATTGGGGTTAGCAATTATGGCTTTAGCATATATGCATGTAGAGCAGAGAGAAGCATTTGAGCTTCAAATGGCTAATTATGAGGAACGCTTAGAGAGGCAAGATGATCAGATTATATTATTAAGAGCTGAAAATAAGGAACTTCAAAACAAATACATTGAACTTGCTAAAAGTATTATTAATAAGTAGTATTCTAATAGGATGTACATCTCCTCCTAAACATCCAGAATTAGAACTCTATACAATGCATGATAGTAATCTGGATTCACTATTTGAAATAGGAGATTCTGTTCTTAGTGATTTATATATTCAACAGGCTCAGCAAAGGCTGTATACAGATAAAATGCAAGAGCAATTAAACGAAAAGCAGATTAGAGAGGAGAGAGAGCGTATTATTTACCGAGATACCATAATATACCGGAAAGAGGTTAAAACGCTCTATACGACGATTACAGACACTATACGGGATACTATAGTCATTATTGACACTATAAGGCAAGAAGTATGGATGAAACGAATATTTAGTAAAAAGAACTAAATCTAAACTTAAGAACCATGAAAAAGAAAAGACTTAAAATTGCATTGGGGACTATGTCCTTTTTAGCAGCATTGGCTATGTACTGTGTATATGTCGGAGGACATGAGACAGTGGCCACTACTGCAGTTGCAGGTATTCTTACAATATCCACTATATTTATTGGTGGGGATAGTTATCGTAAATCAGAATAGTAATTAAAATTTAAAACAATGGCTTATAAATTAAGTACACGAAGTAAAAGTAATATGAAGGGAGTTATCCCTATATTAAAGACAATCATAGAAGATTCTATTGCAGGTTCTCCTTTTGATTTTGGAATTCCTTCTACCGGCGGAGTTAGAACAACAAAAAAGCAACAAGAGCTTTATGCTATTGGGCGTACTAAGGCCTCCAGGGAAAAAGGAGAAAAACCAGTTACTTATGTGGATGGAGTGAATAAAAAATCCAGACATCAGAAGAAAGAAGATGGCTTTGGGCATGCAGTTGATATTTATATCTACGACCACGAAAAGAAGAAAGCTTCTTGGGATGTAGGCAAACTATCTACTGTAGCTGCTCATATTAAGAAAGTAGCAACTATGCATGGAGTAGTTCTTACCTGGGGCGGAGATTGGACATGGAAAGATTATCCACACTTCCAGATATGATAAGACAATGAGGCAGAATTGCTTCCATAATATTAAGTTAGATAATGATGGATCTATCCAAAATAAAGTTATCTTGGATTCTCATAGGAGGTCTTGTGGTCTATATACTCTATCTACAACAATGTAGTGGACCTAAAGGAGATTCCCCTGGTAATGATTTGGACACTTTAAGCTTCACAACAGATACAATACACATTACAACAGTAGATACAGTAAGGTTTTCAGATACCGTAATAAGATACATATCTTTAGATATACCTGTTGCAGAAATAATACCCCATCCTACTGGTAAGGACAGTGTCCATAAGTATACTACCCCGGTTAGTGATAGTTTACTTGAAGGAACTATAGTTTCTACCGTGGAAGGGGTTTTATTAGACCAAACCTTTCAGTATATCCCCAAATTCCCCAAGTACATTATAAAACGAGACTCTGTTTTTGTAAAAAACGACCTTGTAGTCGAAAAGAAAAGAAATTTCTTATTTGTAGGGGGAGAACTTGGAGGCAACTTAGACCGGGCAAATGTGTCTCCTATTGTGGGTTTACACACTAAAAAAGGATTTGCTTATTCATATAGGTATGGTTTATTGGATAAAACTCATAACTTTACAATGACCAAAAAACTGAACTTTAAATTCAAAAACTAAATGGCAACTCTAAATGAAATAGCATATGATCTACTCACAATTGTTAAACCTCAATTATCTGATGATAATGATATTGAGTTAAGACAAGTTAAATTTTGGATCCACAACCAGAGAGCTCTTTGGATAAGAAATGAACTTAATAAAAACCGAACTATTGATGCTGATTTAGAACAAACTCTTTGTGCTGATTTAGAACTGGTAGATTCTTCCGACTGCTGTGGGGTAGATTTAGATTGTGATATTTTAAGGACCAAACAGAAAGTCCCCAAAACAATTGAACTACACTCCAAAGAAGGAATTACCCGGGTAGGTCCCGTAAATAAAAAAAGAAAAGGATTTACTTACATTCCTTATACTCGAGTACCTTGGATAGGTAATGGGAGATTTAATTCCAAAGCTATCTTTGCGTTTTTACATGATGAGTATATGTATATTTATCCTTTAGATCCCAAATACCAAAAGATGGAAAAAGCTATTATTAGAGGAGTCTTTGAAGACCCCACGGCTATAGGTAGCTTTAATAACTGTGGTACAACTACACCCTGTTATTCAGACAATGATGATTATCCTATTAAAACATGGATGATTCCACCAATGAAAGAATCAATACTGAAATCAAATCTACTCATAGCTGTTCAAGCAGAGGCTCAAGGAGATGATAGTAATAATGCTAAATCTGATTTATCCAATGTCCCACAAAAGCCACAACGATAAAAGAGGCCCCAGAGCTGTAAAGGTAGACTATAAGAGGGAAGACATCTTTAAGTTTCTCAGGGAGGAGTATCCAGAGATAGATATTCCCAGTTATCAACATGGAAGAATCTTAAATCAGTTTAATTCTAAAATTTCCAAAGCTATTATGCAAGAGGCATATGAGTTCTTAATGCCAGATAAAATAGGTAATCTTAGAATTCTTAAATACAAGCCTGTGATTAAGATAAGAGAAGACGGAAGCTTAGATACTTCAAATATGAGTGTGGACTGGCACAAGACAAATGCTCTTTGGGATGATAACAATGAAGCTAAAAAGAATAAACAATTGGTATATTTTACCAACGAACATAGTGAAGGATACCAATACAAATGGTATTTTACAAATTATAGATCTAATTGTGTGAATAAGACAGCTTATTGTTTTATCCCCAGCAGAAGTAATAAAAGAGAATTAGGTAAACTTATTAAAAGTGAAGAGTTTACTGGTGATTTTTATATGTAATGGCACTAACTGATACTGAATTACGGATAATACATCAAAAAGGAACTGCTATTCCTAATAGAAGATATGCATCTACTGATGGCACTACCTATATTGGGCTGGCTAATGGAAGACTTCAAAAAAGAGATGTAGGACTAACTAATCTGGAAAATGAGGTTAACACCATAGAATTAACTCCAGGCCCTGCAGGAGAACAGGGAATACAAGGTGAACAAGGAGAACAAGGGGTTCAAGGAGAAACTGGTCCCCAGGGAGAATCTGGCGTAGATGGAGCAGATGGTATTGGAGGAATCAAATTCTTAATAGATACCACAGATGACGGTTTAGAAAAGTTACATGTAACTGTAGCTGCAACAAAAGAGTATTATATTCATAGAAATTATGAAATTGCAGATAATGCGTCTTTTACAGTAGATTCAGGAGCACAGTTATGTATAGGAGATGGAATCCTCAGATTAGGGACAGGTTCCACCATAGTAAATAACGGATTAATAGTATTAACATGAGTTTATTTAATATAGTACAAGTAGCAGCAGGGAGTGTTCCAACCGCCCCCACAGGAACTTACATTGTTTTTTTAGATAGTGCAGATGGCATATTAAAGAAAAAAGATGATGCAGGAGTTGTAACAGCTGCGAGTCCTGGAGAAGTAAATACAGCATCTAATGTAGGAAGTGGCTCAGGAACTGAGTATGGAGTATTTAAGCAAAAGACAGGTGTAGATTTAGAACTCAAAAAGATTAAACAGGGGGCAAATATAACTCTAACAGAAAATCTTAGTGATATAACTATTGCGGCTGCGGGTACTGATTTAGGTTCTACTGGTAATGGCACTTCTTTGACTGTATCAAGTTCTACAGGAACAAATGCAAGCGTGCCAGCAGCAACAACATCTGCATGGGGGGCTATGACAGATGAAGATAAAACTAAATTAGATGGAATTGCAGCTGCAGCACAACCTGGTGTTGTCACTACACTAACTACTACAGGAAGTGGTGCTTCTACATTAGTAGGAGCTACATTAAATGTACCTACTCCTGCAACAGGAGATACTTATTATTCTCAAAAGCTGGACGATACTACGGGCGGTACTATTGATGCTCCTTATGGCACTCCAGTAGAGGTTACAAGTACAGCTAATTTTTATATTACGGTAGCTGAGACAGGTTCTTACATTATTCACGGAAGCGTAAACATAGATAATGACCTTAATAAAGATAACAATGCTTTAGAGTTAGTATATGGGATAGATACAGGATCTGGAGCAACAATAGCAACTGTGCCTTATCAACAAAATATGCAAGGCAAGAAAAATAAAAGAAATGGTATTCAGGGGACCTGGATAAATGTATCATTAACGGCGGGAGATAAGGTACACATGTTTATGAGTACCTGTGATGACAGTTGTACCTGGTTAGATGGAAGAATATTTATAGCAACATGGAAATAGCGAATCCATGTATAAAATGTATTGGAAGCTGCTGTGCTTTAGAGGTAGATATAAGTAAGGATGAATATAATAAATTAGCAATAATGAACTTGAGAGATAAAATCACAAAAAATATCTCTAAGTTTATAATAGAGAATCCTGAATTTAAGGGAAGAGAAGGTGTGTTAGATGAAATGTATGGAGATAAATATGCTGTAATAAACTTAGGAGAGGATGGGTATTGTGCCTTTTTGAATAGGGAAACAAGAATGTGTGAGATTTATAATGAAAGACCTGACACTTGTAGAAAATTTAGTAATGAATCAGAAGAATGTAAAAGAATAAGACAATGTATAGCTTAATAATTTCTCCCTTAAATGCTGACGCAGATGCTGCCTACTTTAGTAAGTGGCTAAAAGATAACTATGCCTCTACCTATAAAGGACTATCTATAGGAGGAGAAGTTCTTCTTCAATTTAGTACCGAACCTTCATCTGGAGATAAAACTACTATAACTAATAAGTATCAATCATTAACTACTGGAGATGTTTTAGTTTTAGAAAATATAATTATAACTTACGATGGAAGAACAGAAGATGGTAAGAACTATTATGATGAAGTAAGGGGGAGTTTAGCATTGCAATATAACGCAGGAACTTTAAGTATAGAAGATGCTAATTACATAGAAGTAACAAAACTTTCTGTAGTTAAAAGTTTATTAATAACCGGAGATTGGGCAACTGCTCAATATGAGATTTACACAAGCAAGATATGATGATATCAAAGCTGGTATAGATGCCTATGTTGTTGCTAATTACTGAAGAATAAAAAGAAGAAGAAGAAGAAAAATTAAAAAAAATAAAAGACATGGCACTAACAGGAAAATATGTAGGCATAGGCAGAATAATAGAAGGTCTATTTAGAGATTATGGGTGGACTCATGAAGTAGAATGGGTAGATGCTATGGAATGGATAGGAGAAGCCATGGATCTCATTGCGGCTCCCAAACAGTATACTGAGAAGGTAACCGATGGGAATGAGACAATCGGACATCCCTGTCCTATACAAATAAAGAAATACAGAGGGGAACTTCCTTGTGGATTGGTACAGATTACTCAGGTAAGAGAAAATAAAAATAAAATCCCAATGAGGTATAGCCAGGACACCTTCCATAGGGGATTAGAAAAATCTGAAGCTGCTCTTTCCGAAGCAGACTTATCCTGGTTTGGAAATATAACCTTTACCTCTCCGCTTATAGCTAAAGGCAATCTTCTAAAGGGTAATTATGACACAGAACTATCCTACAATTTGTCAGACTGTTATATCTTCACCAATTTTGAAGAGGGAGAAGTAGAACTGTCCTATAAATCCCTTGCCGTAGATGAGGATGGATATCCCATGGTTCCCGATAATATGAAATATATCCAAGCAGTTAAAGCTTATGTGGCAGAAAAAATAGGTCAGAAACTATGGCTACAAAACAAACTAACTGCTGATAAATTTAACTTCCTCCAGAGGGAAAGAGACTGGTATATAGGAGCTGCAACCTCTGCCGGTCTTATGCCTTCTATTGATGAAATGGAAAGTTGGAAAAATCAGTTTTTAAGGTTAATACCTATTTTAGATGCCCATGCTACTTCTTTTAAGTATATAGGGGATCCATCAAACCAAAGAACCGTTAATTCATTCTAATGAAACACACGAATACATTCATAAAGGGAATGGATAAAGATTCTTCTCAACAGAAGTATGAACAATCCAAATACGAGAATCTTACTAATGGCCGCCCTGTAACCGATAAAGGACTTTCTACAGGAGCTATAGAAAATATCAAAGGGAATGTCTTTGCATATGACTTCCCTGCTCTTAAATCTTATATGATTGTACAGGCAGAAGAGGGGGCTTATGCTACTCCAACCGTTAAGAAAACACAATCACTTTTTATAGAATTTGAACTGCCCTATCCGACTATAAATCAAACTGTAATGTATGGTCAAGTTGAGTATTTTACAGGAGTAGATTATATTGAGGGAGTTATTGAAATGATTAAAAGCTTTAATACCCAGGTAGGAGTAGGAGAAGAGGTCCAATACTATAGAGTTGCAGGAGAGGACCGTGTAGTCATATATAACAAATTTGTACACTTTGTAGATAATGGACATGTGGGAGATTCTTCCTTTTCTTTAGCTACAGCTGGTGTATTCAATGACTTCAGGGATTTTGTAGTTATAGGATCTTCTCCCTTAAGGAACTCTACCTATCTCCTAACTACAAACAACCATGGCCCTACAGGATGGGGACAAGTATGGAAAAGCACTTATGACTCTGAAAACCCTTTGGGAACCCAAAAAGTTGATTTGATATATAATGGAGATTTAAACTTTTCACAGGAACATCCTATTGAAGCTATAGCTAATCATGAAAATGAGGAAGTTCAAAGCATCTATTGGACAGATAACTTTAATCCTCCCCGAAAACTCAATGTTGTAAACCCTCAAGCTGCAGCTCTGAGACCAGATGATTTACAATTATCCAGCAAAGCCCAGCTCTACCCAGCCATAGTGACTGGTGAGGAACAAACCGGAGGAGTTCTTCCTTCTGGTATTTTTTATGTAACTTATAAGTTAGAAAAATTTGGAGGAGGGATGACTACTGTAGCTCCTATGAGCAATTATGTACCTGTAATAGCTGATCAGGCTCCTAATACAGGAACAGATACAAATTATGAATTCACTAATTATCCTCTAACAATTATTGGAACAGACAAGTGCTTAAACTATTCAATTCCCAAATTACCTGAGGGATTTGACAAAATATATATCTATGTTGTCTTTGAAGATAGTCCTGCTAATTACATAGCATATTTAATAGAAGAAAAACTTTTAAGTAACCAAACTTATTATGATTTTACTGTTACTTCTTTAGGAGATAAACCAAAAATCCCAATTACTGATTTATTCAGTTATGATGTAGATTTTGAAAGAGTTAAATCTTTGACTTCTAAAGATGCCCGTTTGCTCTTTGCCAATGTAAAACATGCTGCTTTTGATATAGGGTTTGATGCCCGTGCCTATAGATTTAATCCTGCCAAGGAAACTTATACTACTATAGATACTTCTACCTCTGATTGGGGAGTTGCTAAAGATGCCAATCTAATCAATCCAGAGAATGATGATAGAACTGCCACTTTAGGGGGATCGCATTATTCTTACCAGAAAAATGGAACTAAATTAGGAGGTGAAGGTCCCAACATTAAATATGAGTTTACCATTAAGGAAGTCATTTTAGATCAATCCAGTAAGGCAGAACCCAGTAGTACACAAGCATTTGTAGGAGACAATGACGAACATCTTTATGCCCCCAAGAAGACCCCGATGATAAATCAACCTATTTTTACTTCTGATGAATATCCTATATCTCAAAATGATAATGAAGTTATTGATGTAGACATGGGTCCTGGATTTAGAAATTTTAAGAATACCAGATGGGAGCATTACTATAAGGGGTACATGAGAGATGAAGTATACCGCTTTGGAATAGTATTTTATTCTAAAACAGGAAGACCTTCTGAAGTTAAATGGATTGGAGATATTAGAATGCCTATAGATGCTGAGTTAAGAAATCTTTTCACGAATGGTTCTATCTGTAAATGGTGGAGCCCCGATGATAATGTTCCATCTTCTGGAATACAAGATGTAGGCAGTACTTCTACCAGTAATTCATCCACAGAATACGAAGAGTCTGCAACAGCAGTAGGAGGAAGTTTAGGAATTAAATTCACTGTAGATGTTTCTTCTATTATCTCTGAAATTTCTGGATATTCCATAGTAAGAGCTCCTCGGAGAGAAAGAGATAGAACTATCTTAGCAGAAGGCTCATTGGGAGAAGTAAGAAGAACTGACCAAGTTTTAGACAGACAAGGAGAACATGTTCTATATGTTCAATCAGAAGTACATGATAAAATTCCTCCCAATCCGTCATACCCATATGTCGCAACAGGAGTAGTAGTAGAAGACATTATAACCTTTGATGCTCCAGATCTTAAAATGATAACAGGAGCTAAAATTAGAAATTACAAAGATGGTCCTTCACAAGAAGAAGACTATTATTATATTAAACCTGTAGCAGGGTTTGTACACACTGATGATACAGATATAGACAGTGTTACGGCTCCTCTAACAGACTTCGGTCCTGCACCACTTGGAATGGGTCTCGAAAGCAATTCTAAATATACCAAGTCTCTTCTAAGAATTTTTGGAGCAGGCAGGGATTCAAGGCTAAAAGCAACTAAAATAGATAGTTCGGTTACCAAAGCAAATAGTTACGGTAGAGTAGCCGATGTAGTCAAGGTGGAAAGCGGACAACTTAATGTTCCCATGCAAAATAAGACCTTTCATAATAAAGGAATGTTAGTAAATGTAAATGGCACCGTTCAATTACGAGCTCCTGCGGCCTTTACAGTTCTACTCGGAGGAGATCCTGGGAAAAAAATGTCCAATCGTTTATTATTGGAATGTTTTGGTTATCCTAATGAAGATGACTGTTGTCCTCATGCTGATTATGAGATAGGAGATTTTTTATGGGGTTCAAGTTCATCTACAGGGGCAGAAGGAAAAAGAAGGGGACAAACCGCCATTGTAGACCTTTACCGACATCCAAAAGAACAATATGGAGGTAATACTTTTGTTGCCCGACAGAATACTGAATATATTACAACAGGTCATTATGCAGCTGTAAATAAAACTGACATTGAAATTACAGCCACAGTCTTTGGAGGAGATATTATGGTATCAGCATTTCCCGAGAAGAAATTCTATGAGTATGTAGATGGTGAAACTTTTACTAACCCCCAAGTAGGAAAGATATATCCAGTCCAGACAATAGGGAATATGGAATTAAGAGTAGGCTTCCATTTTAATAATTTCATTCAAGGAGGTGGGGGAGATATAGCAGATAGAAGAAGATTACCTGATGAATACTTACTTCCTATAATGTATCACAGAGAAAAGAATTTACAGACATATTTGGTAGAGGGGGAAGGTTCTGCTTTAGTAGGAGAATATGATAATAGAGTTTATATGTCCCAGGCTAAAACCAATGGAGAAAAATCTGATTCTTGGAGTGTATTCAGGCCCTTAAATTATCTTGATGTAGATGGGCACTATGGGCCTATCAACAAAATAGATATCCTAAATGAAAAGATTTTATTCTTCCAAGATAAAGCTCATGGGTCAATTGCTTTAAATCCCCGAGCTGTGGTTACCGACATAGAGGGGTCAGAAATAGAATTAGGAACAGGTCGTGGCTTAGTAGATTTCACCTATATTTCTAACAGTATTGGAGCGTTTCATCAATGGGGAGTACTAAATGCAAAGAATTCCATATATTTCTTTGATGCTTACCATAAGAAACTCTATATGCACGGCGGAGGAAAAACTGTCGCTGTTTCTGATAAAGGTTCTATGAGCTCATTCTTCTTTCATAAAATTCGAGGATCTGTATTACAGATAGATAATCCACTTTTATTTGAAGGAGTGACAGCTGTTTACGATCACAGGTTTAATGAAGCTATTTTTACTTTTCATAGCAAAGTAGGACTATTTATAGGCCCAGCAGGAGAACCCAATTCTTTGTTAAAACAAGTAGTGCAGACAGAATACAGTAATAGAATCATCAGCATAGAGACCATGAACACTTCCGCCACCTCTTATGCCTTAACTGAACTACCAGAAGTGAAAACCACTACTACAGGTTCTATTGTAGAGATAGATGCCTCACAAGGGCAATTCCAATTAGTCTTCCCAAGTACACAATCTTATATTGATACAACAGCAAGCCTACAAAATGGAGATACTCTTCAAATATTTGATGGGGACGCAACGGGTCCTGAACGAGCAGTAACCTGGATAGATGCTGAAATCATTAATAGCAATCAAAATAATTATCAGATACAAGTATCAGATTCCAGCTATTGGAAAAATTCTTTTGTATACACAACTGGATTCCCTAATAACCCATCTGATGCCATTATTAAGTTTAGAACAGTCGGCCCAGATGCAGACTTCAATAGTTTAGTAACTGAGTTAGATGGAGGCAGTACTTTACAGATTAAAGCTCAAAATGGATTATGGTATGATGTAATTCCTGAGGAATTTAATCCAAATTATATTAGTTTTTACTTAGGTTCCGACCTTACTTCAACCTTCGATCCTACTCCTTTTATCTTAGCACAAGAAGCTGATCCTTCTAATATCGCACTTCATCCCTGGCTTGCATCCTGGCCAGCGGAGATCAGAACTATTAAATGGGAATATGTAAGCGAAGAGGGGACTGGAGTCTTAGTAAGTGATGATGATACCCGAACAGCAGAATCTATTACTATAGTATTTAATGAAAGAATGGGGGCATTTAGTAGCTTCTATGACCATTTCCCCCGATTATACATTAATGATAGTAGAAGAATCTTTTCTCAAGTACCTTCTGGATACAGTATGTACATACATGATGAGGGCCAGAGAGGGGAGTTTTATGGAGTTCCTTTTCCTATGAATATTAACATCATAGTGAATCCACCAGGGGATTGGACAAAAGTTTTCAATAATATAGAATTTTATACAACACTTGAAGATGAGACTGGAAAAGATATTTTTGATGAAACTTTTCAACAATTGTTAATTACAAACGAACATCAGACCACGGACCCAATAACCTTAGTAGTAGGAGAAAATATACAACGAAGAATGAGAACTTGGAGACTTGCTATACCCAGAGATAAGTCCGGAACAAATGCCCGTATTAGAAATCCATATATACAAGCTTTTTTACAATATAGGAATGTCAATGGAGTAGATAGAAGATTTATTATCTATGATGTGAACACGCATTATATTGACCAACCTATGTGAGAACTTATAACACCGCGTATTAGATATTAAATAAAAATCTTAATGTAATTTTAGCAGAAACTCTTATATTTGTTAATTATACCAAAAAAAACTATGGGAAATAAAACTACCAATCAAGGATGGGGAAACTCTTCAAAGGAAATTGAACCTGATCCTGCTGCTCTACAAGCACAAGCAGAACAAGAAGCATTTTTTCGCAGCAATGTTGCACAAGTAGACGAAGAAGGAGGTCTTTTCAGAAATCTCCCACCAGTGACTGTATCTGCTAAGATGCCTTA